CATATCAACCAAAGTATAAAGATAATAATGGCATATAGTAAATTAGTAATTGAGCACTACGAAAACCCCAAAAACGTGGGGAAAATGGATATCACTGATCCCTGCGTAGGAACAGGATTAGTAGGAGCACCGGCGTGTGGAGATGTTTTGCGCCTGCAAATTAGAATTGATCCAGAAACAAACATAATTACTGATGCAAAATGGAAGACGTACGGATGTGGAAGTGCCATTGCAGCATCGTCTTTTGTATCAGAGGCAGTAAGGGGATTAACATTAAAGGAGGCCGGGGAGATTAAGAATTCTTCTATCGCAGAAGAACTTGCTCTCCCTCCTTAACTTGTAAAAATTCATTGCTCCATCTTGGCCGAATCTGCATTAAAAATGGCAGTCGAAGACTTCAAAAACAAACAGATATGATTTCACTTACTGAAAAAGCAGCAAATAAGATTATTACACAGATTGAAAAAAGACAAAAAGGTCTTGGAATTCGTGTAGGTGTAAAAACTACGGGATGCTCTGGATTAGCATATACCTTAGAATTTGTAGATAACCTTAATAATGAAGATCTCATCTTCGAATCAAATGGGGCAAAGATTTTTATTGATCCTAAAAGTTTAGCATATATGGATGAAACTATCATCGATTATGAACGAAAAGGGTTAAATGAAGGTTTCGCATTTACCAATCCTAAAGAAAAAGATAAATGTGGATGTGGAGAAAGTTTTAGAGTTTGAAATCCTTGACATTCAGAAACAATTTGTCTATACTTACTGTTGCGGTAAGTAATACACTAAAGTCTGAGGAGTCATATGGCCAAACTATCACCAGAGAACGTTGCAAGATTGAAACAAATCATTGCTGATGGCGTTCAAGTCCTACAAGAATGCGAAGATCTGAAAGAAGGTCTTAGCGACACAGTAAAATCAATCGCAGAAGAATTAGAAGTCAAACCTGCCATCCTAAACAAGCTTATCAAGATTTGCCAGAAGGGCACTATGAATGATAAGCGCGAAGATACTGAAACACTTGAATAGCTGTACAAAGCAGCGGGGCTCGGTTGAATTATAATCGGCATTATAATTTACTAATTTCGAAATCACAAAATCGAAAGATACCAGATGTGTATGAAAAACATCACATCTTACCTAAATCTATGAATGGATCAAACGATCCCGATAACATAGCATTTCTTACACCAAGAGAGCATTATATTGCTCATTATCTACTGTGGAAAATACATAGAACAAGAAAAATGTTTTATGCATTCTGGGTTATGGTGACTAAATTCAATAATACAGAAAACAGAAATTATAAGGTGAGTAGTCGAGTCTATGAATCTGCAAAACTCCAGCATAGAATTGAATCATCGAAAAGACATACCGGAAAGGTATGTTGGGCCAAAGGCCTAACGGGAATACATAGTTCACAGGGTCTTGAAAATATAAGTAAGGCTCAACGCGGTCGCAGAGATTCAGCAGAGACAAGATTGAAAAAGTCAAAATCACACACCGGTGTGAAGAAAGGCCCGAGTCCACTAAAAGGAAAATCGATGCCTATAGATAAAAAATGGATTATAGAATGTCCACATTGTGGTAAATCTGGAGTAGATTGGAATATGAAGAGATATCACTTTGATAATTGTAAGGGCAAAAAATAATGTATGTGGATTGTTTATTTCGTAGGGGCGGTGATCAGGAAGTTATTAAAGTGGTTGAGCGTGTCAATGGAAAGCGCGTTTATAAAGAATATCCCCCAGACTATCATTTCTTTGTTAATGATCCACGCGGTTCACATAAGTCTATCTACGGTGATGTAGTTAAGAAGATAGTCCCACGGACTTTTGTTGAGAAGCAAAAACTCACCAAGACACTTTCACACAATGTCAAGAAATGGGAATCAGATGTTGATCCTATCTTTCGCTGCATTGAACAAAACTATCTCCATTCTGAGGCACCTGCCCTAAATATTGCCTTCTTTGATATTGAAACCAGCTTTGATAAAGAATCGGGCTGGTCGGAAGCATCAGAGGCCAACAATTTCATTACATCTATCTCTGTACATTTACAATGGATTGATGAGATTATTTGTTTAGCAATTCCGCCAGATACTCTTACCTGGGAAGAAGCAGAAACAATTGCCGATGAAGTTGGTAATGTCGTATTGTTCAAAAGCGAAGGTGAAATGCTTCAGGCATTTATGTCAGTTATTGAAGATGCTGATATATTAAGTGGCTGGAATAGTGAAGCGTATGATATTCCATATGTTGTAAATCGTATTAAGAAAGTTCTAGGTAAACATGAAGCTAGGAAACTATGCCTATGGGAACAAGAACCGAAGGTGAGAGAATTTGAACGCGGCGGGAAGGCTGCTTCTACATACGATTTGATTGGGCGTGTTCACATTGATTACATGCAGATTTATAAGAAGTACAATTACGAAGAGCGTCACAGCTATGCGCTAAATGCTATTGCTGAATCTGAATTAGGTGAGAGTAAGATTGCATACGAAGGCACGTTGGATGAATTATATAATGACGACTTCAAACGCTTTCTGGAATATAACATTCAAGATACACGATTGTTGGATAGACTTGACAAGAAATTGCAATTCATTGACCTAGCAAATTCCATTGCACACGGCACATGTGTACTAATTCAGACAACAATGGGCGCAGTGGCGGTTACCGATCAGGCAGTTCTTGTTGAGGCTCATAGCCGTGGACAGGTATGTCCTGATAAGAAACGCGGTCACGATGATACAACATCTCGCGCCGCAGGTGGTTGGGTGGCTAACCCACGTAAGGGACTCCACAGATGGATTGCATCCACTGACATGAAATCTTTGTATCCATCTGCAATTAGAACCTGGAACATGAGCCCCGAAACTATTGTTGGACAAATCCGGCTTGACCGTACCAACCAGGCTATTGCCGATTGGGAATTAAAAGGCGGCAAGCATACCTTTGCAAGTTGGTGGAATGACAGATTCAATGTGCTTGAAATGGAAGAATTTTACAATCAAGATATTGGAACAAAACTAATACTTGATATGGAAGATGGATCTGAATTTGAAATTACTGGCAAGGAATTACACGATCTAATTTTTGAAAGTGGACAATCTTGGTGCATCAGCGCAAATGGCACAATCTTCAAAACAGACACCGATGGAGTAATTCCAAGCCTATTAACTCGTTGGTACAACGAGCGTAAGGTCTTACAGAAAATTATGACTAACTATCAGGATATTGAGGACAATGTTAAGATAGAAGGCGTGATTGTACCTGAAAGTTTGTTCATAAATGGTGATATTAGCGACGTAGAGATAAAAGCTAACCCCTATGTAGATGCCGAGTCATACAAACCTGGTAAATTAAAGGAAATTATTGCTGAAGGACATAAGAAGAGAGTAATCCAATACATGAACCAACACAATCTAATGGTTAAGAATGGAAAAGCAATCCATCGCAATCAGAAGGATCTAAAACGTATTATTGGATTCTGGGATAAGCGTCAGCTGGTTAAGAAGATTAACTTGAATTCTGCCTATGGCGCCTTACTGAATGCTGGCAGCCGATTCTTCGATCAAAGACTTGGTCAATCTACCACACTGTCTGGCAGAACAATTACCAAGCACATGGCAGCTAAGACGAATGAAATGATGACCGGTGAATACGATCATTACGGAAAAGCAATTGTGTATGGTGATACGGACTCTTGTTATTTCTCAGCATACCCAATCCTTAAGGAAGAGATCGATGCTGGAAACATTAATTGGTCCAAGGAAAGTATCATTACATTATATAATGATCTGGCAAAGGCAGTATCTGCTACGTTTCCAGAATTCTTACTTAGTAAACTGAATGTACCAATTAAGAGATCACAGAGTGTTATTGCTAGTTCACGCGAAACAATTTCTGTAAGTGGTATTTGGATGGTAAAGAAGCGTTACGCATGTTTGATGTATGATAAGGATGGCATTAGGCTTGATTTGGATGGTAAGCCCGGAAAAGTTAAGGCAATGGGACTTGATCTAAAGCGTGCCGATACTCCGAAATTTGTACAAGAATTCTTATCAGATATTTTGATGGATACTTTGTGCGATAAGGGTGAAAATTCAGTTATTGAAAAGATTCGTCTATTCAAAGAACGGTTTGAGGGTATGAAGCCATGGCAGCAAGGCACACCACGAGCAGTCAATAAATTATCGCATTATAGGGACAAACTTGAGGATGCGGGGATCAAAAAATTAAAGGGTATTGAAGTTGGCAATCTACACGTACCGGGACACGTAACAGCAAGTCTTGCATGGAACAGGTTGAAGGAAATCAATATGGACCAGCATGCGATGCGTATTATCGATGGACAGAAAATTATTGTTTGTAAATTAAAAGAGACATCCGAAAATAGATTGACTAGCATTGCATATCCTGTTGATGAATCACATCTACCAGAATGGTTTTTGAACTTGCCGTTTGATACTGATGGCATGCAGGCAGGTGTCGTCGATAAGAAGGTAGAGAATTTGTTGGGCGTGCTAAAGTGGGATCTAACTCGTACCAACAAGGAGCATGCACATCTCGAGACACTCTTTGACTTCGGTTCTATGTGAAATGTTGACATTCTTGCTGTAATTTGTTACACTAAGCTAACTCGAGTTATACTCACACAATAAAGGAAACAATATGTTACTAGATTCACTGAAAGACATCGTAAAGCACACACATTCACTGGGCTTTATTGAGATGGTTAAGTTTGTTGGCACAGCAGCAGATGCTAAGATTGAAGCAATTGACGCAGACAAGACAGTTGTACTATATGGAGAAATGTATCAACCACTGAAGGATATTCAGGCTACCGTTGGTCTATCGCGTATGGCACAATTGAAGGGCTTTATTGACCTGCATGATAAGTCGACTGTAAGTGTAGATTCGGAAATGCGCGGTACGGTATCTGTACCCACAGAGCTCAAGTTTGATGATGGTGCTGGCGACGTCGCATCCTATCGTTTCATGAGTGAGAC